GGGCACGTTGTCGCTCGCATTGACAACCCGGGCGAAAAGCGAGGCAACCTCACTGAACAGTTTTTGCCGTTCGGCGAGGGTGCTGCGTTCCGGTAGGAAGAACTCCATGAGACAAGAGCAGTTGTACGCGAGCGTCGGAGCCGGCTGAATGCCGGTCGACGTAGACGCGGACGTCTGTTCGAGTGTCGGGAGGACAAGCTTCGCCGTCACCTTGTATACCCGACTCACTTTCGTGGGGGGGCGTACGGAAAAGGTAAGGCGAGGGTAACCGATGGCGATACCGCCACTACGGTCGACCCACGACGCGATCCCTTGGGGGTTGATCCCTTCGGGGCTCAACGTTGAGTCCACGCCGACCGCCGCGTCCGTCGTAAGACGGGCCAAGGCAAAGTCGAGCTTGGACGACAACTTCACTGCCGCGATAGCGGACATGTGTACATCCTAATCTAAAAGAAGGATTACCGTCGTCCCCACTAATGAGAGAAGACGCTCTTAAGTAACGCGATAGCATTTGCGGCATGAGTAACGGAAGCTAGCCCGTTTTTAAATTGGGGAAAAGTAGGGGTCGGAAAAGCAGTTAGCTTAGTCCGATCCAGCTTAACCCAATCAACGAGATAACGACTGTGCTCAATCACAAATGACGTGTTATTAAGGCGACTCACCTGCTCATTATCAACGGCAGAAACCGTCCTATTCTTCGTAAATTGAGTTAGAGACCCGTCCAAGAAGACCAAACCATCGAAGGCAGAAAAAGCCTCGAGATAAGGTCCGATTGGCAGGAACCAATCAACTACGAAGGAGAACGGGAGGATTTCCCATATGAGGTTTACGGGATTGGTGAAACCAGTCTGGGCGAGAAATGACTTAAGCGGGTCAGCAATTTTGTACCTCAAGGTGTATCGAGCAGTAGTCGTGGTATGGAAGATATTCTTTCCAGTACCAAGGTTCTGACCAGATACAACAAGAGGGTCAAAGGAGCTCTCCGCGTAAGCCACGGCTTTTCCAGACGCGACAACCCGTTGGACAAAGGTCGTGGCCGATGCGTTAAGCACCGACAACGACTTTAAAGTCCCCTCGATATCCTGAAGTAATGGCTTCCAACCATACTGAAGCTCGAGCCAGTTACTGGCTAGTGACTTCGATATAGAAGGACGCCCTTTAGGCATCAAGGAAGGCTTATGTCCCGCGGTGAGAAAATGGATAGCCTGGGGGATGTTTCCCCTCTTAAGACTAACCAGAGCACGAAAAATCTTAGTCGCATTTCCTGCGATAAGACTAAACGTTTGGCCGATCTGAGCAAAGTCCTGCGCGAGATTAGCATCAATCCCAAGCTGGGCCTTGTCGATCAGTTTTCTCAACGCGTTATTGGCAGCCAAGGGCAAATGCCCAGGAGTGCCACCGGGGTCCGGGTAAGTTCTTGTATAGAGGCGAGTCCAAGCAGAGTAAGCAGACGGATTCGAAATAGTGAATGCCGTCGCTACGCTGATATTGGCCCCAATCTCCTTAATAAGGACACTATGCGGATTAACCGGTAGCGCCTTACTCTTAAGTTTACCGAAGCCCGGAGTACGGGAACCCGTCCATGATCGTGATTTGATCAGTTTCGAGGTAACCGTATCCGTGCGCTCATAAGACCCAGTCCGGGTAGTAGTCTCGAAAACGTCCAAAAAGGGCGTTGAGATATTCTCCGGATTAGGTCGAAGAGTGGTAGACCTAGGAACAAAAACAGGCCGGGCGAGGGGTGACTTAACAACCCCCTTGGTCCACGAGCGGCCAAATCTGACCGCACGTGGGTACTCCGGACGGAAAACTGAAATCGGAACACGACCTGGTTTGATAATCTTACCAAGTCGAGGTAACCGAAGCCAGATCCGTCTCGTAAAGATAAACCCGCGTGAAATCCGGGAGTAATCGAGGCAGGCCCGAAGACGACGCCTATCGAAAGGAAGCTGGAACGAATCTTCAAGAGTAACGAGCCAAGAAAGCTCGACCCAAGGAGACGCGTAAACAACATCCTTCGAATGGAAAATCGTCAGACGGGCATACTCACGACCCCAGAAATCACGAAAGTCTACCTTTTGCCCCAG